TTGAAAGAGAATATGGGGGGGAGGGTTGTCGGGTGACAGACCACAAGAAGCCAGCAAGACCAACAACGTCACCAAAACACCCATGGCACTCATGTTTTTATTGCGCAAATCTTGTTATGGGGATGTGCTCAGTTTTTGACGACGAGGCGCCGCCGAAAAAGTTTCAAATAGAACATAATGCTTGTGAGCATTGGGACGAGGCGCTGCCTTGGGTCCCTTAATTTTTTTGAGCGCGACATGGAGAGAAGACAATGAACGACGCCTTTAGTCGGCAGGTGGCCGGCAATCATTATAAGGATTTTGCTATTCAGCCCGCACATTTCGTTATCGAAAATGATCTGGGGTTTGCCCAAGGAAACATCATAAAATATATCTGCCGCTACAATCGGCCTGGTCGCACCCAGCGCATGGATGACCTGCGAAAGGCTCAGCATTATATTCAAATGCTCATTGAGCAAGAGTCGGCCACAACCCCCGCCGCTGCCCATGATCGCACCCCTAGTCCCAGAATGGGACCAGCCTATAGCACAACGGTCCCCAGAGAGGTTGATGTTGATATTACATTGGAGGTTGATGACCCACGGGTTGCCGCGCAGATCAAACAGGCCACCGGATGCGAGGACGGTGCATGTGATGTTTAGCTCCCCCGTTGCAGTTAGTCGCGAAAAGCTCGCCGCAGGCATCGGCGTTTCACCCGCAACCATTCGAGGTTGGCAGGATCGATACTTCACTCGCGGTGTGCACTATACTGTCATCGGCAGAACCACGCTCTATTACCTGTCAGATATCGAACGCTGGCTTGATTCCCAAAAAAGTGGTGTAAAGAAAACGGGGTAACGAAAACGTAAACCCCCATTTTTAAAGGCTAAAACTGCCTAATTCGATTCCGACCCCAGCCTCCACTACCCCCCATTTTTATTGGCCTCGCAGCCACCCCTTGTTTGCAAACCCTTTGTTTATGTAGTTATATGGACTACTGTGGTTTGTCGTGTTTTTGTGTGCAGGTCGTCCTCAACCCCAAAACGGGGTAATAACGGGGTAATCTCAAACTAGTGGGGTAACGCAATGAAAGGATATGGTAAGAGGGCCCCTGGTCAATATAGGTTCGGTGCCGGGCTTGAGCTCCACGTTGGCAAGACAGGCGTGTCGAGTTGGAAGCTGAGAACCCGGTCTGACGGCAAAGACACCACGGTCAACATCGGGTCAGCTAACGCACACCATAACGAGCGTTGGGCCAGGGCATGCATAGCCGACATAATTGCGGGCAAAGCCGTTGAATCAGGCACCCTGGGATCTGCCCTAGAAGACTGGGCCGAATCGAAGCTCATTACAAAACGCTGGTCAGACCGGCATTACACCAAAACACTGGAGCGAATTAAGAAGCATTGCTCCGACCTCTGGGATCTACAAACGACAGATTTGACAAGGCCCCTTATTGTTCAAAGGCTCGAAAAGATCCCGGATATTGATACCGCTGGGCGCATCTATAGCTGGATCAGAGAGTGCCTTGAAACTCAAGTTGACCGTGGCTCACTCAAATTCTGCGTGCTGGGCCGCAAACCCGAAACCCTAACGCTGCCAAAGTCGGCGAAGAATCGACACAAAAGCCTTGAGGGCGATTACGATGAGCTTCGAGAGTTGTTTCGCGCCATTAAATTATCTGACGCCACTCGCAGCGTCCGCCTGGCAGGCCAAGTTTCAATCTTGTCTGGTCTGCGACTGGGTGAAGTCGTTATCTTACGAGCCGACTATGTCAAGGATGACCGAGTGATCATTCCGAGAGAGTTGATGAAAGTTAAAGACCACTGGCGTAAAGATTACCAACTACCAATACCAGGCGAGCTTGGTGAAACTATCCGTGCTGCGGTTGAATCTGCGCATGAGGGTTGGCTATTTCACGGGGTCCGCTCGCGAGCGCCGGTTACGTTAGAGGCAGTCGAAAAACAGTTCAGGCAATTGAGCCAGGGCCGGCATGTGCCGCATGGTTCTCGCAGATCCCTGCGCACGTTTGCAGTAGAAGAGTTAAAGGTTCGTGACCAGGTCGCTGATTCACTTCTCGATCACGCAACTGCTGGCGGGACCGCAGCTCACTACGAGGCTGCGCAATATTTTGACGAGCGCGCCTCAGTGCTTGCAGCCTGGGGGAATTTATTGTCGCATTAGTCCTGGTGCAGCCCAACAGTCGCCGAGATGTCGCCATAAATTATGCCAGGAATTTTACGCTTAACGGCAGTGACCAGGTTATCGACGTTCTGCTCTGTTGCTCTGGATAAAAGCCTGGCCGACAGTTCCGGGTCGAGCATCGCCTGCACCAGCATCTCTGTCATCTTTTCATCGCTATCAAAGATCCCGTACAGAACCTTAAACGGACGCATCAATGCGTTTGGTACAACATTGCCAGTGGATGCTTCGCCGAATAGATTCCCGATCACCGATGCAATCGACATGTTCTTGACCGTATCGCTACCTGGAACCTTTACACCGGGTGCGGTAGCCGCATTGGCGCGGTTCAGATCCCGCATTATTGCATTGATCCGCTTCCTGTTTGACTCAGGCAACCTGGCAATCTCTTTGGCCTTATTGCGTAAAATATTTGCCAGCTTGGTCTGTGTTATGACCGGCAAGTCAGTCTGCAAATTTGAGCCACTCGCTGACTTTAATTGAATCTCCTGCATCGTTTCCATTCGATTGACAGGTCCACTTTTCTGAGAATACGTTTTCAGGTAATTCTTAAATCCTGGTGATACATCT